ATCTACAAGAAATTCTATCCTAATGATTATCTGTTCGAAGTCTATAGTTCGAGCGAAGTAAAGAAGTTGGTTTCCAAGTACATAAGATCGGCCAACGAGCTCTTGATGCCTGAGAACGAAACCTCGGTTCTCTGCGACAGAAAAAATGTGAAGTACTTGTATAAAATGCTTAAGTACGGCAAAGAGCTCCAGGTTTCTTTACTGGAATCTAAAGTTAAGGACAAAAATTGGACACCTTTGCTTGCTCGCACTGTCGAAGGTCTTCACAGATTAAGTGTTAAGAGCGTTCAGTCTTTTAATAGACCTTTAGCTCGCAGAGTTCCATTTTGTGTTTATCTCACGGGAGACCCTGGAACAGGAAAGAGCGATTGGCTTGACGACATCGGCCACAGTATGCTTTTGGACATCGGTTGCAAAGTCATAAATGATCCAATATTCACTAAATCAGCAGGCACCGAGTGGTTTGATGGTTGGGAGCCAACCCACAAGATTCTGAAGTACGATGATTTTGCTTCTAAAAATGACACTGAAGCAAAAGATCTACTGGAGCTCATCCACATCAAATCAAATGGAATTTACACTGGAGCTTTTTCAGACACTGTCGATAAACAGAAGACTGTCCATCCTTGGATCATCTTGGTTGCTTCTAACGACCCTCACCCAACCAATCCTGCTGTCAAGACACAGGGAGCAGTTCACCGCCGCCGCGATGTTCTGCTTAATGTTAAGCTTTCCCCCCAATGGAAGAACTGCATTGGTTGTGGAGGCAACACTTTGGTGACTCCCACAAAGGGGATCGGCTGTTCTTCGTGTAGAGACTTGAACTTGGAACTTCTTAGCACAGGCAAGCATTTGACCATAACTGAGTTAAATTGTATGACATCACAGAGATTCAACAACGTCACGTACGACAAGGAGTCTGCTGAAAACATGATTCGAGAAAAGTTCAACAGTTTTTGGCAACAAGAGGATCAAAGGTACAAACTGCGGATGAACAAAATCACAGAGCTTATTATGCGCACATCGGATAAGCCTTGGATGGAAGATGAGCACACTCAAGCTAAATGCTCCGGCATGGACGCTTTTTGTCTTGAATACAACAAGATTTTCCAAGATGAGGAAAATCAGCTCATTCAGAGAGATGGAATGTGGAAGTTCATCAACGGACCAACATTGACGCCCGACGACATTAAACCCCCCGAAATATTTATAGAAGAGGGATTTAATGAATCGAGCCGGTTTGATTTCAATCTCAAACCAGAGAGCCTCATAGAAGAACTCAAATTCAGAGGAGACATGGATAATGTCCTCATAGGAGGCATCAGCCTTGGGTTGAGTGCTTGTTATGCTGGATATATGAAATACAAAGTCTCCAAGAGCAGAAGACGAGATAGAGTCTGCATCTGCAAGGTCCTCGACACCAACAGGCTTAGCGAAGTCAAAATAAATGGTGACTCAGCAACCATTCGATGGTCCCCACGTGACATTGAAGAAAATCAGATTCTCGTCCACACGGTAAAAGAGTACAACGACATGCTCAGAAGACCCCCAGTCACTCAT